AAATCATTTATTTAATAATATATAAATAATTATATTTCTTCCAATAGATATAATTAATTATATATCGTAAATATTCCAATTATTCTATAATATTTATTTGACATTTCAATAGATATATATAGATAATTAGACATGACAACTTTAACCGAAGTATTGGAATTGAGACTGACAGATGTAAGAACAAGACTTGCTTTATATAAACTAGCTGAAGAAGCAATCCTAAATGGTGCCCAATCCTACACAATAAAAAACAGATCACTGACAAGGGCAGATCTAGATGCCATTGCAAGAAACATAAAAAGACTCGAAACAGAAGAACTAAAATTAATGCGTAAAGGCTCTATGAGAGTACAAAGAATAGTTTCAAGGGATATTTGATAAATGGGAATCAGTGTAAAAAGAAGTGATTCAAATACTATTCCAAGTATTAGATTAAATCCAATTGATAAAATAGTAAACTGGTTCAATCCTGTATCTGGTTTGAATAGAGCTAATGCACGTTTAAGAATGGCTGTTGCTGGTGAAAATGGTTATGTAATTCCTGGTTCAATTAGAAAATCAATGAAAGGATATACAGCTAGAATTGAATCCCCTGCTAGGGACATCGATAAAAAATTAACTGGTATGCGAGCGGCATCACGCGATATGTGTATGAACACATCAACAGCAATATCAGTTATCAGAAGATATAGAACAAATGTTGTTTCATATGGCTTGCAAGTGCAACCAAGCATTGACAGGGAATTTTTAGGATTGACAGAAGAAGAAGCAAGACAATTTGTTTCATCTGCTGCAAGGGAATTTGATTTGTGGAGCAATTCTATTTATTCCGATTATTCAATGATGAGCACACCAGATGAATTGCAAGCTTTGATTTATATTTCTTCATTGATAGATGGTGATTGTTTTTTTGCTTTACCTTGGATTGAAAATAAAAATTGGCCTTATGAAACTGTTGTGAAAGTAATAAGCGCTGATTTAATTAGAGATCCAAATAATGTTTATTCAACTGGAAATGATACCAATTCAAAAATAAGAAATGGTGTTGAATTTAAAGATGGCAGATTATCTGCATATTGGATTGCTAATTATTATGATACTGATTCATATTCTATCGGCGCTGATAAACAAAAATTTCAAAGAATATCATTGTTAGACTCAAATGATGAACAGCAAATATTTCACTTCTTTGACAATGAAAGAATAGATCAAAGAAGGGGTTTGCCGATGCTTGCACCAGTCATTGAAGATTTAAGAACCATTACAAGGTTGACTAAATCAGAATTGACAAGCGCTTTAATTGCATCAATGTTCACTGTATTTATTAAAGATCAATCTGGCATGGGGGGAACCATGCAAGAGGGATACACACCATCGGAAACAATCAATGGTGGTGGTGGTGATGGTCCTAATGATACGCAAGAGCCTAAAACAAGCGGGAATGAATTTGATTTAGAAATGGGACCAGGAACAATTCAATATTTAGATGATGATAAAGATATTTCCATTGCAGAAACTAGAAACAAAAACGATTTTGCGGGATTTTTTAAAGCAATGGCAACCCAAGTATCAGCAGCAACAGACATTCCATATGAAATTATTTTTCTTGAGTTTCAAAGATCTTATTCTGCAATGAGAGGCGCAATTAATGAAGCTTGGAAAAAGTTTAGAAGGGAAAGAGTCAGAGTTGCAAAGAGAATTTGTCAACCATGGTATGAAGCAGTTATTAAAGAAGCAATTCTAAAGGGCAGAATAAAAGCGCCGAAATTTTTTGACGATCCAATTTATAAAAAAGAATGGTGTCGCGCTAAATGGGTTGGCGCTGGTCAAGGTCACATTGATCCATTGAAAGAAGTTAGAGCAAGTGCATTGAAGATTAGGGAAGGATTGTCAACACGCGCACAAGAATACTCATTAGAACAAGGTGAAAGATGGGAACCAATGATTGAACAACTTGCTGTTGAAAATAATAAAATGTTGGATCTTGGATTGCCTGTTAGCGGAATTACCGATGAAGAACTTGGTGGTGTTGTAAGTGGTGATAATGATGAATAATTTACAAACATTGTTTGGAAAAAATCTTGCTATATCTTTGAGATATGGAAAGCATCTTATCGACATAATAAATGGATCAGCAATAGAAAAAGAAATTAAAAGTTTTTCAGGTTTAAGTTTACCTGAAGGAATAAAGTATTCTGAAAAAATAGATAACATTGGAATATTAAATATAAGGGGTTTAATAATTCCTTTTGTAAGTTGGTTAGAAGATTATATTGATGTTGTGTCAATAGAAAATTTAACCAGGGAATTTGATTTGCTGCAATCTGATAAAACGATTGAAAAAATAATTTTGAAAATGGACACACCAGGGGGATATGTAACTGAAATTTCTGAATTTGCCGAAAAAATAAAGAGATCTAATAAAGAAGTTATTGCACATGTAATAGGTGATGCCGCAAGTGGTGGTTATTTCATCGCATCTCAAGCAAAAAAAATAACTTCTGTAAATACTGGTGTTGTTGGTTCCATTGGTGTTGTTGCTACTATTATTGATTCATCCGAGTATGAAGAAAAAAATGGAATTAAAACCATTGAAATAATTAGTTCACAAACACCAAGAAAAAGAACAGATGTAACAACACCAGAAGGTCAAACGGAAATCCAAGCTATACTAAATGATATGGCTGATGTGTTTATTTCAACAGTAGCACAAGGAAGAAAAACAGATATTGAAAATGTAATTAATAATTTTGGTCAAGGTGGTGAAGTATCAGCAACAGAAGCATTTAAAAGAGGCATGATTGATGAAATAATAAACACTATGGATCTTATAGAGTCCATAAAAATTAAAAAATCTTCAATGACATTGAAGATACAAGAAACAAAAGGAGTTAAAAAAATGTCAGATCAAAATGAAACGATGCCGAATTTGGATCTTTTGAAAAAAGAAACAATGGCAAAAGAACGGGATAGGATCAGAGCAATAGAAGCAATTGCAAAAGACTTTGAAGGCGATGATCCTAAAGTGGTTGAAGCTGTAAAAAAAGTGATTGATGAAGAAAAATTCAAAGATGATTCCACTGTTGAAAAAGTAAAATCAATTGCAGCTAAAGCAGCTTATGAAAAAGGAAAGGAATTGCTCGCAATAGCCAAACAGCCAAGGGAAAAACTAGCTGAACAATTGCGCGAAATTCCAAGCGCTTCAGATCAACTTATCGAATCAAACGATGTTCCGAAAGTTGACAAGAATAGAGTTAGCAGAATGTGTGAAGGTTGGAAAAACGCTAGAGGCAATAATTAAAAAGGAGTATTAAGATGAACACAATTGAAAGCACCTTTGTTCAAGATAATTTGATAGCTGGTGAATTTCCAGTTAAAACAGATGTTGAAACTATTAAAATTGGTTTGGACCTTGTCAGGGGAACTGCCCTTGCAAAAGAAACGGGAACTAAAGCATCGGTTGATTCTGGTCTTGACGGTCCGTATGAAGTTGAAAACGGCGATACTATCGTAATCGATGTTGATAATGTCGGAAACGATACCGCAACGGCAAACGGAACAGCGGGAAGTGAAACTGATTCAACTTCATATCCATGTGCTGATCAAACGGGACTGACTGAAAAAATTACTGTTGATGATGGTGATGAACAGACTATCACTTTTGGGACTGCAACAACGGCCGCTCATATTGCAGAAGATATAAATGATCAGATAGTTGGCGCAAGAGCTTCGGTTGTTGGTGGGCATGTTGTTGTTACTTCGGATAGAAAAGGAACTGGTTCTAAAATTGCTATTGGAACTGGAACTTGTGCTTTGACTTGGTCCGCGGCCGTTGATGGTACTGGTGATGCTGAATTTCTTGATGCTATGACTGCTGAAGAAGTTAAAACCCTATTGGAAGGGGATATTGCGGGAATCACTGTAACGGTAGTTGGAAACGGATTTAAAATAGAGTCAGATAGTTATGGAACCACTTCTGAACTTGATATTAAATCTGGCAACTTGCTTGCAATATTTGATATCGATGTTGCCGTTCATGTTGGGACTGGTGGAAGTAATAAACTGGTTGTATTGGATAAGGACGGGGAAGATGGAAGTCAAAATCCTCATAGTGTATTGGCGCAAGATTGCGATGCAACTGATGCCGCAACTGAAGCGCTCGTTTATACAAGAGGAGAATTTAACGCTGATGATCTTATTTTTGCCGATGGAACCACTGTTGATGACGTTAAAGATGCAATGCAGCAAATAGGGCTTTATGTACGCAACACAAGTGATGCAGTCTAAAAAGGAGTAATAAAAATGTCTGATAAATTTGTAACTGGTTATTCGATTATTGAAATGTTGGAAGTTCTGAGAACCAATCAAAAGCCAACAACTTTTTTGCGGGATAAATTGGTTAAGCGAACTAGGGAACATGTCACATCTTACATTCAAATTGATGTAACTAAAAATGGTTTGACACTTCCTGCTTATGTGTCTCCCATTGGTGATGCTGAAGTGGTGAACAAACCTGGTTTTGATTCCAAGGTTCATACTTTGCCATATACAAAGCAAAAAATGATTCTAAGACCTTCTGATCTGAACACTAGATTGCCTGGTGAAACCATTTATTCAACTTCTAATCCTGGTTCAAGATTGGATGTTTTGATGGGTGAATATCTTGCAATTCTGGATCAGCGCTTGGAAGTATTGGAAGAAAAACAAATTGCTGATGCTCTTATGTATGGAACTTGTGTTGTTGCTGGTGATGGTGTTGCTTTCACGGTTGACTATGGCAGGGATGAAGATAACGATGATCAATTGACCGGAAATGATAGGTGGAGTCAATCGGCAACAAGAGACATTCTTGGGGATATGAGAAATGCCGCAACACAAATGATTAAAATAGGTGTTGGTGGTGGTTATCCTGATCTGCTTTTGTTGGGAACTAATGCAGCTGGTTTCTTCATGGATGAAGCTCTTACCGCTGATACTAAATTGAACAAGGCACTTGATGTCAGAAGATTTGAAGGAACCAACATTAATTTAAGATTGCTTCAGGATCAGAAAGTAACCTATCTTGGTCATGTAACTGATGTTGGAATTTCTATTGATGTCTATGAATATCATGGAGCCTATCAGGTTGATGGTGTTGATACTCCATTTATTGATCCTGATATGGCAGTTTTTATTAATACTGCTGCAAGGGTTGAACGTCATTATGCCATGATAGAGAATTTCAATGGTAATTTCATTGGTCAAAGATTTCCGCAAAACTGGATCGTAGATGATGGATCGGCAATGGTATTGCAACTTGAATCTGGTCCGCTTGTGGCAAATCACGAGCCTAATGCTACTTATGCTTTGACTGTTGATGCTGATGCATAAATAGAAAAGGATTTAGGGCAATAATGTCAAACGGTTTATATATATATGGCCTTTCTGAAATAATGAAAGGACATATAGATCTTATCAATGCAAATATATCTATTGCGCTGATTGATACTAGCAAATATTCAGTGAACTTAAATATAGATCAAACATTAAGCGATATAGATGAAGATGCCATTATTGCCCAAGAAATCCTTTCTGGAAAAACGGTTGAAGGTTCTTCTTTTAATGCAAGTGATTTGACATTTGAATCATTGGAAAGTGATCAAGATATTGGTGCTGTTTTAATATTTCTTGATAGTGAATCAAATGATACATCAATATTGATAGCTTATTTTGATTCTGATGATTTGCCGATTACACCAGATGGTGAAGATATAACAATAAATTGGAATGAGTCAGGGATATTTGAACTATGACACAAAATATAAATCTATCCCTAATTCAAAGAACAGCTTCAGCGTTTAATATTGAAGTTGTCCATAATATTGTTAGTAATTTTCACAAACAAATTAGAAATGATTTATCTGGTGTTTTCATTAATCAAGTTGAGTTTGCAATTCCAATTCAATATTTGCATTATGGAAATAAAAAGACAAACAACTATTATGGAATATTTGATGACATGTCCAAAGATGAAAAACTTGGAATGTCAGATTTTGTAGTTGTTCAACCTAAAGTTACAATGGATCGGTATTCATTAGAACAACAACCAAGAAAAGGGGATATACTAACAATCAAAGGAATTAAATATAGTATAGATACAATAGAGGATGATGGTACTGGTGAAACAACAATTTTCTTAATAAGAAAAGGAAAAACAATAAATTGAATCACCCTAGAACAGCAATTAGAAAATATATACAAAACTTGTTGATTGCAAAAGATATTGTAGGAAACAAAGTTTTTGTAAATAGAACTGATTCAGCAATGAGATCAGAGCTTCCTTGTATCAATATATTTAATGTAGAAGAAGATAATGATATTTATGAAGGCGATAAACATGTTGTTCATCAATATGAAAGATCCTATAGATTGCAAATTGATTGTTGTTCGGAACAACCAAACAACATAGAAGGACAAGAAAAAATAGAAGATATTTTAGATTCAATTTCCAGGGAAGTTGAAAGGGCAATTAATGACGATTACTTTTTAAATAAAATGCTTGACAGTTATACAGGGGAAACAACAGATGATGGTCTTGCTGTTGGATTGCATTTGATTAGAACTGAATTTAATTCAGCAAATGATGAAGAAGGAATAGTTGCAGCACAATCGATGATATGGGAAATACTTTATTTAGATAATTCTTTTATTGATTACAAATCAGATATATTTGAAACTTATCTGATGCAAATAAAAAAGGTTGGTTGGAATGAATCAACAGTTGATCCAAACCTAATAGAAGCAGAAGGAGTTTTATAATGGGAAATGAAGCAACAAAAATAAAAGTCAATCCAAGAAAAAAGATTGATAAAGATGGGAAAGAAATTATTTTCAATGCTTATGATAGTGTTGGAAGAAAACTAAAATGGAAACCAGAAGGAAATTTTATTAATAAAACCTTGATTGTATCCAGGCAATTGAAAGATGGTGATCTGGTTTTGGTTAGAACAATTGAAGAAGTAAAAGCAGAAGAAAAAAAATTAGAAATAGAAAAGAAAACAAAAAAAACTATTCTGAAAAATAAGGAGGTTTAATTATGACTGGTGTTCCTAGCAATGTATTAATTCCTTGGGTTGGTATGGAGTTTGATCCTTCTAAAGCTCAAAGTGGATCGGGTGAAATGCCGTTTGCTGGTTTGATCATTGGACAAAAAACTGGTGATGGAAGTCAAGGAAATGTTCTTGATTCAACTACATATCCTTGTGCTGATCAAACTGGTTTGACTGAAAAAGTTACGATTGATGATGGTGAAGAACAGACCGTAACATTCGGAACTTGCACAACCCTTGCTCATGTAGTTGCGCAAATGTCCGCACAATTAACAGGTTGTAAAGTTACATCATATGGTGGTCATGTTAGAATCACTTCCAATACAAAAGGAAATAATTCAAGAGTATCTATAGGAACTGGAACATGTGCTTTGACTTGGGGAACCCCTGTTGATGGTGCATATTACGAGAAAAACGGTATTGGAGATCCAAATGAATTGAAGCAAGTATTTAAAGAAAGTGAAGTTTCTCTAAATGCTGGTGTTGGATCTATGTCTCATGCCATGTTCAAAAGATGGTATAAGATGAATAAATCAACTGATATTTATATGATATTGCTTGATGACGCTGAAGGTTCAACAGAAGGTGAAAGAATAATTACAATAGAAGGAACAGCAACCGAAAACGGTGAACTTCCCCTTTATGTAAACGGAACTAGAATTGCTGTTTCTGTTGCCGAAGGTGATACAGCAGAAGAAGTTGCGGATGCGTTTATAGATAAATGGAATGAATTTGATTATCTTCCTTATTATCCTGCTGGTGAATCAGGATATGTTTTTGATTCGACTTCATACCCTGTTGCTGATCAAACTGGTTTGACTGAAAAAGTTACGATTGATGATGGTGAAGAACAGACCGTAACATTCGGAACTTGCA